GAGCTATGTCTAATGAAAAAGATAATGTAAATAATGATTATGATTATTCTCGTGAAACATATTATGAGCTCATAGAAAAAGGCAAGGATGCATTAGAGATGATGATCGAGGTTGCTCGAGAGTCTGAACACCCTAGAGCTTATGAAGTTTTGTCGGGTATGATTAAAAATGTTTCTGATGTCAACGATAAGTTGATGGACCTAAATAAAAAGCAGAAGCAGATGGATGAAGTGGATAAACCAGCACAAGTAGAGAACCAGCAGAATAACTACTATTTAGGATCAACTGCTGATATCCAAAAGATGCTGAGACAAGATGATGTTATAGATGCTGAGCCAGATAGAATCATATCTAGGAAATCCTAATGTAAAAAGGGACGGTGTATTACAAAAGTGGACACCGGAACTACTACAAGAATATAAAAAGTGCATGGACGACCCCGTGTACTTTGCAGAGGAATATGTCAAAGTTATATCACTGGACCAAGGATTGGTCCCGTTCAAACTATATCCGTATCAAAGGACTATGTTTGAACATTTTAAGGAAAATAGATTCAGTGTCGTTCTCGCATGTCGTCAATCTGGCAAATCAATCAGTGCCTGTGCATACCTCTTATGGTATGCCCTTTTTAACCCTGAGAAAACTGTGGCCATCTTGGCGAACAAGGGCGCGACTGCACGTGAAATGCTCGCGCGCATTACGCTCATGTTGGAAAACATTCCGTTCTTTCTTCAGCCTGGATCCAAAGCACTCAATAAGGGTTCTTTGGAATTTAGTAATAACTCCAGGATTATCGCTGCTGCTACTTCCGGTAATAGCATTCGTGGTATGTCTGTCAATTTACTTTATCTTGATGAGTTTGCTTTTGTTGAGCGTGCTGCTGAATTTTATACCTCAACGTATCCGGTTGTTTCAGCTGGTAAAGACACTAAGGTCATCATTACGTCCACGGCTAATGGAATTGGTAACCAGTATCACAAAATTTGGGAAGGGGCTGTCCAAGGAATAAACGAGTTTTATCCTTTTCGAGTTGACTGGTATGATGTACCAGGCCGTGACGAAGAATGGAAAACTCAAACCATTGCCAACACCTCTCAATTACAATTTGATCAAGAGTTTGGTAACACGTTTTTCGGCACAGGTGATACATTAGTTAATGCCGAAACCTTGATGAACCTAAGAGCCAAACCACCCATAAAAATGTTGGAAGGTGGTTTACTTAAGGTATACGAAGAACCAGAAAAAGATCATGATTATATCATGACTGTAGATGTAAGCAAGGGAAGAGGACAGGACTATTCAACTTTTACTTTGATCGATATTAGCGTTCGCCCATTTGCACAGGTTGCTGTATATCGCAATAACACTATCTCTCCAATTCTCTTCCCTAATATTATATATAAGTACGCAAAACCCTACAATAATGCTTACGTAGTGGTAGAATCAAATGACCAAGGTACAGTGGTTTGTAACGGACTGTACCATGAACTAGAGTATGAAAATGTCCACGTTGAATCCTCAGTAAAAGCAAATGCGATCGGCATAGAGATAACACGCAAGTCCAAAAGACTTGGCTGTTCTGCTATCAAAGATATACTAGAAACAAATAAATTGAATATTGTAGATGAACAAACTATATTAGAAATCTCTACATTCGAAGCAAGAGGGCAATCATATGAGGCGTCTGAAGGTAATCACGATGACCTTATGATGAATCTGGTCATGTTTGGTTACTTTGTATCCACACAGTTCTTTGCTGATATGACCGATATCGATTTAAAGAAGATGTTGTTTGATCAAAGAATGAAAGAAATAGAAGATGATATGGTTCCGTTTGGTTTCATAGATGACGGCACAGAAGCCATACAGGCCATAGAGAACCAAGAGGATCCTTGGAAGATTAGAGATGACACAGGGCGGTTTGTTTGGGATCCAGACGACATGCCACTGTAGAGTAACAAAATTATAAATAATGGTATGTTGACTAACCGTATTATGGAACATATAATTTTTAATAGAGGAAGATAAAAATGGCACTTTCAACACCGTCTGCTTCACCAGCGGTTGTCGTCAAAGAAATAGATCTGACTGGTGGCGTTCCAAACGTACAGTCAACTACAGGCGCAATTGTTGGGAACTTTCGTTGGGGACCTGCTGAACAAAGAGTATTGATAGACAACGAGACAACTCTTGTCGACACCTTTGCTTCACCGGACTCAGCAAATACCATAGACTTCCACAGCGCCACATACTTTTTGCGTTATTCTGGCTCACTACAAGTTGTACGTGAGGTAACCTCAGATGCCAAGAATGCTCGTGCAACACGAGGACAACTTGCCACTGACTCTGACGGCTCACTGCCTACAGAATTAGTAAAGAACGACGCAGATTTTGATGCACAAAGAAGCGCTTTGGATTCTGATTCACACACATTTATAGCACGTTACCCAGGTGCACTTGGTAACTCACTGCTAGTATCTATATGTCCACCAGATGGCACTGCCTTTAATAACTGGACATATAAAGATGATTTTGATGCCGTACCTGGTACATCTGATTACGCAAGTAAAAAGAATGCATCAAATGACGAAATTCATATTGCAGTTGTAGACCATCAAGGTGAACTGACAGGAACTAAAGGTAGTGTTCTAGAAACATATCCGTTTGTCTCTATTGCTTCAGATGCCAAGAATGCTGATGGAACTACAAACTTTGCAATTGACGTAATTAATGCTCGTTCAGAGTACGTACACATGGTTGACTTTGATTCAAACTTCCGTGTGGCTCGTGGTAACGGAACTGTTGATTCTGGCGATAACTTCGGAACAACAATCCAGACAGACTACGACTTTGAAAAAGGTGTAAACTCTGGAGCATTAACAACAACGGAATATCTTGCAGGGTTTGACTTGTTTGAGGACAAAGACATTGTAGAGGTTGATTTCTTGATTTCTCCTTCAATGAACTCTCGGACAGATCAGACAACTGTTGTTAACGACTTGATCTCAACTGCTCAGTCACTTCGTAAGGACTGTGTGGTCGCTGCATCACCTGCACGTACAGATGTGATCAATCTGACAAACACTGCAACAATCACAAATAACATCACAACAACGGCCGGTACATTTACCAATTCGTCATACCTAGTAATGGACGGTAACTTCATTAAGGTCTATGACAAGTTTAATGACCAATACATCCAGATTCCAGCTGCATCATCTACTGCTGGTATCATGGCCGCTACCGACCTTAATCGTGCCCCATGGTTCTCACCTGCTGGTACACGTCGTGGTCAGTATCTTGGAATCACTGCAATATCTTGGTCACCAACCAAGTCACAGCGGGACACTCTGTATAAAGCAGCTGTTAACCCGATTGCAAACATTCCTGGGCAGGGTGTGCTGTTGTTCGGTGATAAAACAAAACTTGGTCGTCCATCTGCTTTCGACCGTATCAACGTCCGTCGCCTCTTCTTGGTTCTCGAACGTGCTATCGGTAAAGCAGCTGAACAAGTTATGTTCGAGTTTAACGATGAGTTTACTCGGGCAGAATTTGTCAATATCGTAGAACCAGTACTTCGTGAAGTAAAAGGTCGGCGTGGTATTACAGACTTCCGAG